GGCAACATTCTGTTCATCCTCGTTTGAATCGTAATAAACAATTTCAGTAACAGATTGGATTGGCCCCTTCGGAAGATATAAAACATCTTCAAAGTTATCTAATGACAATTTTAAAGTAGTTGAAGGAATGGTTATTTCACACATTTTTTCAAAGTAACTTCTGGCTGCAGTGATGCAAAGATTTAAATAAGTATCATCATCGGAATGATCAATTCTTAGATGGCTTTTTGCTTGTGCCAGTGTTATTGGTTCCGTTGTCGGTTGTGTTACTACTGTTACTATCCCCTTGAGTTCCATTTGATCTTACCTCTGGGGTAATTTTGGAAGTTGCTTTTTCTTTGGCTGGTGGTGATGCAGGTTTGGCATAACCAATCCTGCACCATTCCATACCAACTTCGTCTGGTACATCTACTGTTTTTCCTCTGCTGGTGTTATCCCAAGCAGAGGCAACAGAAATTAACATTGTTATTTTCATTATGATGCAGCCATTAATAGCGACCAAATAGGGCTGTAAGTGGTTGCATTTCCGGTAAGAATATTTGCATCCATTCGGGTAAATGCAGTCCAACCAATTTGGCCAATATGCCCGTAGGTTTCATTCTGTCTAACCAAAGTTAAACCAGCTTGGCCTGTTACCTGTCTTACAGTGTAGGCTGCAAGGTTACCAAAGATGATAGGCTTCTTGGTTGCTGCTGCGCTGTCCATATTGTTATTAACATAAACAGGGTAACCCAAAATAGTTGGCAACCTGCCAGAGCCATCAACATAGTTAGTTACAAAAATTGGCCTTCCGTTATCATCCATAATGCTTGCAACCTGATTAAGGGTTGTAGAATTCATCATGAATGCTACGCCTGGTGCATTCCGGTGGGCAGGATCAACATTTCCAACCAAGGTTAAAATATTTGCAGCAGTTATTGCAGTTGTGGATGCAACAGCAGTGGAAGCATTAGCAGCAATTACGATGCCCTTGGGCTGGGAACTGCCAGTTCCTAAACTCATGTGGGTGGCAGTAATGCGCCCCAATCTCTGGCCTGCCACAGTTGCCACAATATTTTCAATATCAATTAAACCATCTTGGAATAATTCAAAGCTGGTTAAGATTTGCTTAGAAGAATATTTGTATGCACCCAAAGTTGTGGTTGCAACTGTGAATGCAGTTTGCGCTGATGTGCCATTTTCAGCAAGCAGTTCACCAGTTACGGAAGTATCGTCCAAGGTTGGGAAATTCAAAGCTGAACCTGTATCAGTGTTAATGATGGTTGCAACTTGCATAACTGAATTGTAATCCCTTAAAGCACTTGTTAAGGTATTATAAAAACCACTGTTAATTAAAGCCCCACCTATGCCAGTTGAACCAACCCCTTGGGCTGCACGAGCATCAAAGGTTAAGGTATTGCTATTTAAATCAATTCCGGTTTCATTGGCTGCAACTGCAAATTCATTTCTGAAGGCTGGGGTTCCTTTGGTGAACCAAGCCCTTAAAGAATTGCTAGTGTTTAATTTTGCTTTTTTATCGCTAACATCAGCAACATAATTAGGGGCAGAAATTGCAGGGCTTTTGCGCTGACTGCGTTTGAGGGTTTCAAGCTTAGAAGAATTGGTTGCAACTGCTGCTTCAGAATTCATAGCACTTTCAAGTTCTGCAACCCTAGAATCAATTTCACCAACTTGAGTAACAACCGCATCAAATGCCATTTGTTCTTCTGGTGTCAAAGCTCTGGTTGCCATCCCATCAAGGTTGGCAAGGGCTGCTGCCCTTTGGGTTTTCAAATCCGCTATCTTGCTAATCATGGTTTTTATCCTTGAAAAGAATTTTTCAAGGGGGCTGGCATTTTGCACAGTTGCCCCTTTACGGAATGCTCCGTTGGCAACTATGCGTGAAAACTACACAGCTAAAGATAATTAGAATCTAAATCTAATATTTGTCAACTGTGGAAATGTAAAAAAAATAACCCCTAGATAAATAGGGGTTTTAGTTTCAATTACTAAACAAGATCAAATTAGTAGTTAAGAATATTTAAGTTTCAAAAACTTTGCCAAGTTGATCTGCCATTGAACTTGGTTAACCTTTTTGTTTGCATCATGTTCAAGCAAACTTCTTAACCCAATTTCAGTATTCAGATAAGCAGGGTAGGTAACAGCAGAAACATCATGCAAATCAACATCAAGAAGGGTTCTAACATTTATAGATTCTTCCTTATCCCAAGAATCTTCCTTGGTAATAAATGCGAAACTCATCTGGGTTACATCTCCCCTTTCCAAACTTACCATCAAATCCCTTGAATAACTGGTATCGGGTGGGGTTATCTCAACCAATAAGCCTGTTGAATCTGTGGAAAGTTGCAAAGTTCCAGAAAGGGTTCTGCCCAAAATCAAGCTGGGGTTGTGGTCAATCAAAGCCCTAACATCTGCATTAGCTTTAAGGCTTCTGGTAAATGCCTTGGGGTCAATCTGTTCAATGAATCCCCCCAAATCTTGGCTTCTATTGGGGGCAAATTTGGCTGCATAGCCTACGATTTTCTTCCCTGATAGTTCCATTCTGATTTCTGAACTGAATCGGGTTTCTAATTTAACCATGATGTTTTCTCCCATTCTGTTTGTGTTGTAATCCAATCCCTTAAAACTTCATCTGCATTGGCTTTAAAATTCTTCATGGTTGAATTCCCTGCAATCTCTAACCATATTGATTTTATACTTTGGCAATGTTCGCTGGCTGCCCTTGATGCCCCACCTGCAGCAGGTTTAATAAATTCTAAAACAGGTTCTAGGATTGTTTCAACCCTGCCTTCATGCGCTTCAAGAAATTTCTCCAAGGCTGGTATAAAATCCCCTGGTCTGTTTGCAACCCTAGTTAAAAAGATGAATTCTATTTTTCTGATTTGCACCCTTGCAGCTTCAAGCAATCCTGCAAAACCTAGTTCTGGTTCTGAATTTTTCTGGGGTTCTAGTGGGGTGGGTTGGGAAATCATAACCTTGATTCCTGAAAATATTGCATCCAGAACTGCTTGGGATAAAAAAGGGAAACTGGCTTGGGCAATTGCCTTTGCAGATTCCAAAGGTAACAACCCTTCCCCAACCTTGGCAACTATATCAACCAAGCTTGATATCTGCGCCCCGTTAAGGGCAGTTGCTGCAACATCTGCTGCAGGGGGGGCAGTTGCTAAAACAGGGGCATCCTGTGGGCTTGTTTGGGTTGCAGGTAATTGATTGGCAAGGGCTGCAGCATCAACAGCAACAGCAGGGGAACCTGGCCCAAATGCTGGATCCATATTTTTTGGAATCATGTAACTGTTCCCACCTTCAAATGGGGGCAGGTTTTCCATTGACCTAACATCATTCCTAGATAGCCATCCCCAATTTAAAGCTTGTGCATAAAATGCAGCCCTTCCTTGGCTATCGCCCCTCATCAAAGCATCTTGGTTATGTTCTGCATACATTGAATCCATTGAACTAATCAATTTAAAATTAATTTCCTGCTCCCATCTGATTAGCCATGGGCGCAAAGTTTCTTGAAGGAATGAAAGGTTATCCTGTTCCAGATTGGTGTAGGTTCCTTTCCCATTCCCCAACTTGCTTGGGGGTATCTTGAACCATCTTGCAATCTCTTCTATTTGAAATGTTCTACTTGCAATCCATTGGGCATCATCTGGGGGGGTTCCAATGCTTTGGTATGCAACCCCATTTTGAAGGATGGCAACCCTATGGGCATTCTTGTTTGTTGAATGCATTTCTTCCCAAGATTTTCGCATATTCTGAATTGCTTCTGAATTAAGCTTGTGGGGTACTGTGATTACCCCAGCAGGTTTCCCACCCTGCCCAAAAAAGGTTGCCCCAAAATCTTCAACAGCCATTCCCAACCCAATTGAATTCTTTGCCATCCCGATAACTGAATAACCTGCAACCCCATCAAAAGCTAACCCCTTAATATGCAGAATTTCAGCAGGTAAAAAGATGATTGTTCCATACTGATAATACAAATTCCCTTCATTATCCCTTACAATTTTGACTTGGCTGGGGTCAAGGGGCCATAATTCCATAACCCTGCCTGTTATTTTATCCCTTACAATCTCTGCAAAACCATTCCCCCATGTTAGAACATGGCCCATCAGGGTTTCCCTAAAGGTTAAAGATGACATTTCGGGGTTTGGTTGGTCATGCAAAATACGATAAAGTGGATGGCCCAAAGCTTTTGATCTGCCCCCTTGACTATCTTTCATGAATACTTGCAGGGGCAAACTGGAAACAGCTTCTGAAATAACCCTGACTGCAGCCCAAACTGCTGAATAGGTAAGGGCAGAAGCAGTGTTTACATTCTGCCCTGTGGTTGCAGTTCCAGTAAGCGACCAACTGCCAGCATCCGTTAACAGGTTATAACCAGCAAGTTTTGCCATGGTGTTAGCAAAGAAACTTCTGATGGTTAATGCCATTATATTTTACAGGAATTCAATTCCTGCCCCTTGGGTTTCTGTTGGTGAAATCTGATTAACTTGCCATCTGCCAATGGCCATTATAAGGGCAATGATCCCATCAATTTTATCACGACTCTTTTTTTTAGAAAGCTTGTAATTGGCATTATCGTCCAAACTGCAGGAAATATTCCCTAAATTCCATCTCAAAACAGGGTTACCTGCATGGGCTAAACCCTTGGTTAGTATTAATTCTTCAAGTTTTTTAGTTGGTGGGGCCATGTTGGGTGGGGTTTGGGGAAACTTGATGCAGGTAAATTCATCTAGTTCATGGATGATTTGATCATGATGCCAAGGGTCAACCACTATTTCCAAGATGTTATATTTTTGGGCTAACTCTTGAATATGTTTTTTAACCAACCTGTAATCAATTTTGTTCCCATGGGTTTCTATAATATGCCCTGCAGCAACCCAAGGTTTTATTTTAAACTTGTTTAATCTCTCCCTCAGTTTCCAACCCTCAGAAGGGCAAAAGAAAAAAGGCAAAACAAAAGCTGGTTCATCTTCATGGGTGGGTGGGAAAAGTAAAACTGCAGCCGTTAAATCTAAAGTATTACTTAAATCAAGACCTAGGTAACAATCTCTAAAATCTAGATTGGGTTTATCTATTTGGCATTCATCCCACTTAAGCGGGGAAATCCATCTGATATCAGTTTCAACCCATTGGTTTAGGTGATCTCTGCGGAATGCTGCTTCTTTGGCTGGGTTATCTTTACATTCCTGCACCTGTTGAAAAAAGTATTCTGGTTTTACGGTTACCCCATAACCTGGGTTTGCTTTTTTCCAAGTTTCTTCTGCTGTCCAATCATCTTCAATTGCTGCTGAAAATATTCTGGCTACAAAACTTGGGTTGATTATGGTTCCATCAATTATCTTTTCTGCGTACTGGTGCATCTCATGACAAAAAGAAGTTCTATCTGAACCTGCTGTGGTAATCATTACTGCTAATGGTTGCCTTCGTGCCAAGGTTCCAGTTAATAAAGTATCAAATAACTCCCTCGATTTTTGGGTATGCAGTTCATCAAGGATGATTCCGTGGGGGTTCGTGCCGTGGGCAGAATCTGATTCACTGGATATCGATTTGTAAAAGCTTCTAAGCTTGGAATATTCGATTTTTTCCTTCTGTATTTCCAGCTTATTCTTCAAGGCAGGGCAATTCCTAGCCATTTCAACTGCAGAATTAAAGCAGATTTTCGCTTGCTCCCTGTTGCAAGCAGCAGAAAAAACTTGCGCCCCTGGTTCCCCTTCAACCAAAAGCCATAAAGCAATTGCACTAGCAAGGGTTGATTTTCCAGACTTCCTTGGAACTTCCAAATAAACCTGCCTAACCACTCTGTTACCATTTTTATCTAAGGGTAAAAAGATTGCCCTAAGAATTTCCTTCTGCCATTCTTGAAGCTTGAAAGGTTTACCAGCCCATTCCCCAACAGAAAGGGTTAAAGCTCTTTCAATAAAACCAATTATCAAAGGATCTGCGATTTTCTTTTTACTCATTTGTTTTTTCTTTGCACATATTATCCAGCCAATCTTTTTCTTGAATGGTTGGATCTGCAACCAACTTGCTTCTGGCCAGTGGGTTTAACCCAAGATTTTTCCCAAGCCCTGCAAGCCGATTTGAAATTACTGTTAGCTGGTCAACTGCAGGATCTGTTTTTTCTGGCCCACCATTTTGGGAAGTTGTAAACCCACCAGATTTATTTAGCTTGATAACACACCTAACCATCTGTGAATACAAAGCGCAGTATGCAGCCAGTATATCTGCATCAACAGGGGATAAAATCGCCATATGTTTTAACCCTGTGGTTAATGCCAGCCATTTTTCCTTACCAACTTTATCTAACCAGTTGGGCATTAGGGGAATTGATAAATCGAATTCAACAGGGGCAGGGTTTTTTCTGCTTGGTTTCTTGTTAATATTTAAAGATAATACTTGTCTTAATTGTGCTTTTCTACCTTTTGCCATAACTAACATCCTTATTGCCTAAATTTTTTGTCCAAAATCGTGGAATTTTTCGTGTAGGTACTCCGGCCTTTTTCTAAAATGTCATCATCCCCCCCTACCCCCTAAATTTCCGCATAATTCAAGGGTTTTCATTAGTTTTGCCTTTTCCCTTATTCATCTTTGCGCCCCAAGTTTCATGCCATGTTTTGCTATTGTGGCATGATGCGCACAATGGTTGCAGGTTAAGTTTGTCATGTGTACCACCCTTTTTTAATGGCTTAATATGATCCACGCAACTTGCTGGGCCTTGGCATAATCTGCAAAGTGGTTCCTCTTGCAGTAATGCCAATCTGATATGTTCCCACCTTCTGCCATATCCCCTGATTGATGGGCTGGGCCTGTTGTGGGTTTCTGGTTTCTTCTTTCCCTTGGGAAGTTTCTTTTTGGGGTTTGGATCATGATTCGGAATTTCCCATGGCATTAGTGGTTCTCCAATAGTTCAACCATACATTTGGCATCTGATCCATTGCCAGCAACAAAGATAACTGAAAGGCTGTTAACCAGATGGCAATTATCATCTTCAATAATGTTCATCGTGGTTAACAGGTCAAGCACTGGTTTTAAACAGTTGTCTAAATCCCTGTTGCTTCTCCAACCCTTGCCACCCGAAATCGTCATAATGAATTTGTAGGGCGGGTAAATCTTTGCCCCTTTGCGGGTGGTTTTAATCATCAAGGCTGCTTCCTCTATCCATTGCAGGTATCTTTTGCTTTTGTAAACTCCGCCCCTTTTGCTTCGGTACATATGATTTACAGATGGCGGGATTGGCATCATCAATTTCATATAAAGCCCTTGTGGTTCTTTTGCAAACTTTCTGCAGGTTGTAAAACTTTCCCCTGATATTATTTAAAAGCCTGTGTTTCTCACCTGCCCTTTTTTTAAGGGTTTCTATTTTCATCTTTAGATTAAGGTTTCGTTTTAGCAATCGGTATAAATCCCTTGGCTTGCAATTGCATTTGGTGCAAAGCCCATAATAAATCAACCTGATTTTGTCGCAATGTCTACATCTGCCAATCATTTGATTTTCCTTTTGTGTTCATTCCAAAGCAAAGCTTCTGGGGGAAATAGCAATTCAAAGGGAACCATGTAACAGGGTGGGTTCCCATGGCTGGGTTTAAAGTTGTTGGCAATTGAACTGCCAGAAATTGCCCCTACTATTTTTACCTTCAGATTAGAAATAAACATGAATGGTTCTGAAATCATAACTAGGGTTTGCAGGTAAATAATATTGGTTGATAGCCTTGCAGATTGCACCAACAGGTTTTGCTGCATGGGTAAACTGCAAAGGGAATCAACTGCTTTAATGTTTATCCCTGCCATATCTTCCCCGCCATCCCCAGTGGTAGCAGCTTGGTTAATTCGTTGGGCTTCAAAGAACTTTGAAAGGTTGCCATAAACCCACAGATGCACAGCAGCTTCCCCTGCAAGCCCAATTGCTTGATGGTAGGTTTGTTCATCATCTTTGGTTAAACCGTAATTTTTTAACTTCTCTGATTGAATAGCTGGCCAACCATGCGCTATCATCCAATCAGCTTTTGCACTTGCAGCCATCCAAATTAAGCCAGCTTGGTTTTGATCTAATTCAATAGTTATCATTTAGGAATCCTTTCCAAAATTACCCATAAGTTCTAACTGATTTTTCAATGATCCATTTTTCGGGTTCGGGTTTGGCCTTAAGTTCTTCCTGCCTTTTTTTTATCCTTTCAAGGATAGCATCTAATTCCGTATTCCTTTTGGGGTTCTGGGCATTCATCAAGTCTGCAAGTTTCCTTTCTGATTCTCTAAAGTTTGCCATTTGCCTTTCCCAGAAGGGATTAATCTTTTCATAGTCCAACAGATTTAAAATGCTTTTGTTATTTTCGGGGCTAAGGTTTGGTTTGTATTTCAATCCATTCAAACAAGTACAGCAAACCGCACAGGTATATTTCGAATTCCAAACCCCATCTTTGATGAACTTTGGGTGGGGTACTGGAATCAACCCAAACCCCAAACATCTTTTGCAATCAACAACAGCAGGTTCATTTTTTTGCCTGTGGGTTTCTCTGCGCTGTTTTACCGCCTTTTCTAACTCGTAAATGGTATCCTCTTTCTTGAAGATTTTTACATCTGTTAAATCTTTACTTGCAGCCATCAATTCTTCTGGCCCAAACCCTTCATCATCAAAATACTTTGACCATGCAAGCAGCATTTTTAATTGGGCTTCTGTTTCCCAACCATAGAAAGTGGCATGATGTTCAATCCAATCTGCCCATGTTGGGTTTGAATTGGTTACAAAGTTGGTTATCTGGTTCATAGTTTTTGCTCCCCTGGCATAACAAAACCTGCTGGCATTTTGGCTAACACTTCTTGCAGGTTTGTTGGTTTGGATTTTCCATTGGTTTGGTAGGTTGCATTCTGGTTTGGCCTGTCATTCTGTCTTCCCATCCATCCAATCAAGAATGTAGGCATCCCCTTTGCTGTTTTTCGCTTCTTTGGGTTGGTAATAGCCCAAAGCCTTGCCTTCATGATCCAATTCAAAATAGGATCATCCTTGAAGGTTTCTTGAATGTCATCAAATAAGCTTTGGGGCAATACCCATTCTGCAGGGTTGCCTTTGCAGGGAAATTTGATTTCTGGTTGATAATTGGGCTGGGCAGGTTTGGAACTGGGAACCAGTTCTGAACTATATTCTGTCTCTATCTCTATCTCTGTCTCTATCTCTATCTCTGTCTCTATCTCTATCTCTTTCTCTTTCTCTAGGCTACACAGGTTTTCACCGCTTGTAGAATGCGTAGCAACTTGCGCCAAATGTGTAGCAACCTGCTCCGCTGAATATGTTGCCCTTTTACTTCTGTTGCATGATCTGCATAGAAGTTGCAGGTTTTCGGGTTCAGAATTTCCTCCTTTTGAAACTGGTTTTATATGATCAATTTCAAGGTTTTCAGAACTTCCACAGCTTACACAATTAACATCCCTAATCATGATTAGGTTCTTAGTTGTTTGGCTAACATATCTATCACCAAAACCAGATTTTTCTTTCAACTCTTTGCTAGTTGTTTTTTCTGATTTGGGGGCTTCTTCTGATTCAATAATAAATTCATTTTCAATTAGTTCTTGAATGCATTTTTCAAGATCACTTATTTTAATTCGCAATCTGAAAGATAACACATCATTTAAGGGTAATGTTCCATCGTATTCAGAACCAATTAACCAAACCATAATTAAGGTTTTTGCAGCCATTCCAGATAGGGCTGCCCAATCTCTGGAATCTAAAATATCTCTGTAAAGTTTGATCCACAAAGGTTTCCTATCTTTATAATGTTGAAACTTCTCCCAGTTCTTAATTTTATATCTCATGTTATTTAACCCCTTGTTTTTGTTTTCTTACTCTTGCTGAATCTAAATGGCACAATTTGCAAACTGCTTTTATTATTGCTGTTTCATGAATAATCTTCATGCTTCTGGATAATTCAAATTCATCAGGGAAACTAAACTTTTCAAATTTGCAAAAGTTAAAACTGCTTTTGATTTTTTCAATCTGTTCCTCTGTCAAAGCACTTAAAAACCCTTCAGCTAATTTTTTAAATGTTGGTTCTACATGATCAACTTCAGTTGATTTTGCTATTTTGCAAATCTCACAAATTGGATTGTTTTTTCTGTATTCCAAAAGAAATGGGTGTGATGCATACCTTAAAGCTTCAACTAAAATTGCGTTTGAATCTTTTTTGTAAATGCATTTTTTCCATGAAACATCTTTCCAACCTTCTTTTTCTGTCCAACCTTTAAAAATATAGCTTTTGGGCATGAAGGATTTTTTAAACTTAGATGGTTTTATTTTTTGTGTTGACCAATAATAATGGTGTTCACCTATCAAATCACAAATTAACTGGTTTTCAAATTCAACTTCATAGCCAATGTTTTTAATAGCATCCCGAATTGTTTTAACCAATTCTGTTTTTGTCATGCCTTGAAAATAAATCATGGTTGAAGCCTTCTTGTTTAGGGTGGGGTAATTCCCCCACCCTGTGATAAAAACCCCATTGAAAAAGTGTCCCACAACAGCCAGTTTTTCAGAAACAATCTTACTTTTCTGGCATTTTCCAATGGGATTAACCTTGAATAAAACCCCATTCCAAAAGTTTAACCCCAGTTGTTCAAATTAATCTTGGTTGCTTAAAAAGATTAACCTGCTGGCAATTGGAATGGTTGCCCCTAGATATCCTTTGATTCAATTTCCGTAATCAACCTTTGCAAAAACCATTCTGCCTTTTTCAAATCTTGCGCTGGGTTCCCTTTTGCTGGGAATCTCCACAGGTATTTCATTACGCTACATTGCAGGTAAGTTATAAATCCGTAATGCCCAACCATTGCCTTAATTGCATCAATGCATTCAATGTTGTTACCTTGGTAATGTTCTGGGCTGTTAATTTCTTTATCTGTCATGAATGCCCCTTATAGCTTGGATATTTTCTTAACGCATTTTGGGCAGAAGTATTTGCAGAATTCACCATCAGGAAACCCAAGCCAGCCATTACGATTAATCCAAGTTTCAAAAGATAATTCATCCCATGAAAGCTGGCTGGGGGTATGGCATTCATCGCAAAAAACTTGATGGATACAAGCATCATAAGAAAACATTGTTAGGCATTCATCCATAGCAAACCCAACAACCTTGCAGCCATCGATTTCATTCTCTGCAATATGCCAGCCTTCAACAAAATTCAGCTTCTTATCTGCGCCCCATTCCCAAGGCTTATAACCAAGAAGGGCCATCTGAATTAAAAAGGTTTTCAAGTGGTCTGGGGTTTTGATTGTGTTTGAATGCATTACCTGCAAGCCATCATCAGCCCCACCCAAAGTGGTTAGATGATAGTTAAAGCTAACATCATCTTTCTTATCTGAAATAAACATTGCCCTTACTTGGTAAATGTTTCTGGTTGCAGTTGAATTTTGCATCTGCACCAAAAGGGCTGCTAAGATATCTGGTTTTAAAAAGCTTTCAAAATCATCTGGAAAGTTCTGGTTTTTTACTTCTATCAAATCCATTTTTAAATCCTTTTAAAAACATTGGGCTGGCAGTTTTTGACCACAAGTCAAAGTGTGTTACTGGCCTTATATCTCATATGGCACAAACCAGCCCAATCTTCATGAATATTGTTGCTGCTGGTGGGTGGGTAACAGCAGCCCCATTGAAAACCCTGCAGATGAACAACCACTGCAGCCACCCCTAATGGGTATTAGAAAGGTAGTTCATCCAGTTCGGCCTGGATTTCCTTATTAGATTCTGAAAGTTCATCCAACCCAATTGCAGGATATCCATTGGGGGTGGTTCGTTTGTGAAAACTCAACACATGATTAATCAAAGTTTCTGCAGCCTTTTCAATTTGGATTCGATAAGGCTTCTTGAAAGCTGGCCCCCAATTTTCAACATCAAAACCAATTCTTCCAAGGCTGGTTAGCAACCTTCTAAAATCAGCATCAGTTGCTAGCCAATAGGTCATTTGTGTTTCAACCCCTGCTATCATTATTTTTATTTGGAAGGTTTGTTTTTTCTCTTGGGTTGCTTTAATAGTTACTTCAACAAAACCTGCAGAAGTAATCTTGCCAGAATATTTTCCATCAGGTAAATCATTCACCTTGGCGAATTTTGATTCTGATTTTAAATCCTGTTGCGTATTCATAAAATCCATTTTTCATTCTCCTATTTAATTCTTAATGAGGTTCCACGGGGCAACAATTTAACACCTTCAATCCGGGTTCCAATTTCCAAGGCTTTCCTAATACTTGCGTTATCAGGTTCAATGGTTACCTTTTGAAATTGAACTGGCAACTGATCTGCCGGAAGGTCAACCTGCAGGGGCTGCACCCCACCATTATTGGCAATCGAAACTTTAAAGGTTTTGCATTCAAGCTTCAAAATGGCTTGGGATTCAAAAAAGAACTTAAGCCTTTCCTTCAAACTCTTAACCATGTTTTCATTGGTCAATGCTAGGTTCCTAATCCTCTTGGCTTCAGTCTGCCTTACCAATGCCCTTCCTTCTATTTCCCTGATTAGCCAGCAATAGTTTTCAACCTTGGCTTCAATGTTGCCTTCAAGCTCTGCAATAAGGGCATCAATGGTTGGGTTAATTTCCCCTGTTAGTTCCCCAGATTCATCAGTTTGGGATTCTGTTTCAATCCAAAATTTCATGATGGCTGCACTGGCAGATAAATCAAATAAACTCATGATGTTAAACCTTTCAATTTTCTGGTTAATTTTTCTGCTGCCGATTGAACTTGCTCTAGGGTTAAACCTTCAACATCGATTGTTTTGTAATGCTCCAACATTCTGCGCTGTGTTCCTGGGCTAAGTTCTTCAACATCCAGCAGCAGGTTTTTTAATGCGGATCTTTCAAGGGATTCTGAATTCATCTGCTCTGCATTAAATTCTTCAACATGATCAATAAAACCTGCTGGATCTTTTTGTTTAATTAGGTTCATTGTTTGGGTTGCAGGTTGTTTGCAAGAAGCTTGAATAGATTCAACTTCGGTTTCATCCAACCAACCCAAACCACAGATTGAAAGGGTAACCCTGCGTTTGGCCTTGGTTTCAGCTTTCATGATTGCATTGGCTCTTGGCTCCCCTTGCATTCCTTTCAGACTAACAACCCCACAAGATTCATCTCTTCTGCCAGCAGCATCTTCTGCCCTTGCAGTAACAGTATAAACTTCATCAACCAATTCTTTGGAAATGATTTCTAAACTAACACCATTGATTTTTCTTAGCTGATCACTGCAAGCTTTGGTTGCGTAAAGCTTAAGTTGGTTATTTAGTTTTAAATATTCAAAGGGTTGGGTATGTGGGTTTAATCCCAAGCTTTCACAAACCTTTAAATAATATGCTGCCCTTTGATCTTCTGTTAAGCTGGATAAATCCCCCTGCACTAAAACCTGATCTGAAATAACAGATTTAGTTTTAATATTTGCCATGCTAAAAACTCCTTAAGAAAGTAAATGGGTTAATTAAATTCGATATGCTGCAAAGCCTTGGCAATTCTTTCTGCCATGGATTTATTAATTTTGTTTGTTGGTTTCTTGGAAGTTTCTGGTGGGCTGTTAAGTGCTGCTAAGAATGTTCCAACTTCTGTAGGGTGAATAAGATACCCACCCCCAAGCTTGGTAGCTTGCAGGTAAATTCTTTGGCCTTTAAATAACCTGCCCTTGGTTATGTAATTATAAATTGTTGCTGGGGTTCTATCCCAATGTTTAGCTAATCCATTAACCGATAAAACTTTTTTTGGAATATGGCTTTTGTAAGATTGCATTAGTAGTTTTCCTTTCAGGTTGGTCACCTAAAAAGAATTCTAATAATGATTTCTAATTTGTAAATTTAACAATAGTTTTTTAATCAGCTGACATTAGTTTGACAATAAAAAATAGGCATAAAAAAACCCCTGCAATTGCAGAGGTTTAATATGTAAATATAATTGCATGATTTATAAATTTAAAACATATCCAGTTCTACCACTGCTGGTGATAATTAATTTTTCTTTTAAATCTGCAAGCTTAGTTCGTAAGGTTGCATCATTAGTTCGTTTTAACTGTTTGGCAATTCCATCTGCTTTAAGGTTAGGAAACTGGCTTAGCACTGACAAAATTTCAATTTCAAATTCCGTAAAGATTTTCCATCTATCTAAAAAATTTTCCTTTCGACATAAATTAAACAGGGGGGGGGGGGAAACCAGTTCTGGGGGGTTTAGGGAAGGGTTGTTCAATTCAGAAATGAATAAAGACAGGGGCATGGGTCGGTGCTTTCTGTTTTAACAGTAGCTTTGGCAAAGCTGCTGTACTAAAAAAAGATTTGGGCAAAATCCTATCAAGAATTTTGGCTGGCATCATGCCCCAAATAAAATCCTTTTCAATCTCAGATTTGCAAAGTGTAAATTATTTAATCAGCTGGTCAATTATAATTCTTCAAATATTCACAAATAATTATTTAGTAAATATTAGCATAGTTTATGAATCGTTTATTTAGGCTTTATCCTAGCTCTTTCCTTGGCCTTGGTGAAACTTTGTTCTGCATAAATTTCTGTGGTGTTCAACCTCGCATGGCCAAGGGTAGCAGCAGCAGCTTCTATTCCGTCTGTTTCCCTAATCTCGGTGCCAACTAAATGTCTAATTTGAAGTGGGGTAAACCTTTCAATCTGGGTTTTGTTATCTCTGTTGTATCTTCGGATAGCCCCTTTGATTGCCAAATAATATGCTGCACTTGTCATCTGCCCGCTGTAACCTGCATTGATTCCTTTGCCAGTACTGCACCAGCAAAAATCTTTTTCCCAAACCTTTTTTCTAATTGCTTTCATGTCAGCTATTAAATCTTCATGAATGAAAATTTTTCTTTCCTGCCCTCGATGTGAATTCTTGTGGGTTGCAGGTTGGTAGCAATATAAAGTTGGATCATTTTTTTCTGGGGTAATTTCTGACCAACGCATTTCCACTAATTCCTTTACCCTCATTCCTGTTGTGCGATGAACTTTCATCAACACTTGGTAAACAGGTTTTAAATAACTTTGAATCTTTTCTAGGGAAACAGTTTCAGCAGGTTTGATTGGGGCAGGATTTCTAAGGGTTGGGGCTGTTCGCCAGTTGAGATTCTGAACACACATTAAAGCTTGAAAAACATTGATGGGAACCAAACCAAATTCAACACCCTTTTTAAAGCACAATCTGATTTTGCAAATCAAAATATTAACACTGGATATTGATAGTTTTTTCTTTGGGGTAAATTGGGATTGGGGCATTATGTCACGATGAATTATTGCAGCCCTAACTGCCAGCAAATCTTTGGTGGTAAAATCCTTGCACAGCATCCCAGATTCAACCCATGGTTTTAATTCCCGAATTGCTGACCTTAACACATGGTGCTGGCTGGTGGGTAAATTGGTTTTTGGGTTTCTGTAATAGCCATCTGCCCATTGCATAAATGCAGTAACTAAATCTGCAAGCATGGGTTCCCCTGCTGGGGTGGTATCTTCAGAAGGTTGGTGGGATTCTGGTTGGGTTGTTGCGCTTAGATATTCAGCCAGCCATTTTTCGTAGTTGGATTTTGTTTCACGCAAACCCCATTGCCCATGGTAGGTAACAGCCTTGGTTCTAGGGTTAGTAGTGTAACCAAGGTTTCTGCCCTTATGATGACACAGTTTAGGAATCTTAATTTTCATCGTTGGAACCTTCATGTTTATCTTTTGCAAAAGTTGCATCAGGTAACATAAAGGGTACAGGAACCTAAGTTTTCTGTACAGTACAGAATTCTTAGGTTACTGTTTTTTCACCAAACCCAGTCGGGGATACAGGATTTGAACCTGCGACCTCTTCCACCCCAAAGCGATATATTATAAGGCTTTATTCGTTATGTTTAGCAGGGTTTTGTAAGCTTTATGTACAGTTTTTTGTTTAAAAATAATACCAATTTCATGCAAGTTTTATTACAGATTTATCAGGGTTTTCTGTACAGATTCTGTACCAGCCTTTTCGGTTGGAAATCTTGACAACTGAACCTGCCACCTGTTCCAGATTAAGGAAACCGTCACAGGTTTATTAATAATCCTCGTCTTGGTTTTCTTGATGGCAAAAATATTCTGGCAGGGGTTGTTTGCTGTCAGAATGATGTTTAACTATTGGTATCTTTCCATCGTCTGGATGGTATAAATTCTCACCCGATGCAACCCTATTAGTTAATACCACAATCTTTTCCTCTGAACCTGGCCTATGTTGGGTAGGGGCTGGCATTTTTAAAACAGGTTCTGGTTCGGGGTTGTAATCATATCGGGGATGGGCTGGCATTTCTGCTTCTTATTATTCGCTTGCCATCTGGTTTTATTTCAAGTTTGGCAAAATAAATTGCAGCATCTTTTATTACATTAACATTCCAAGAAGTCCAATTCGACAAATGCCCAATAACAAAATGGCATCGGCTTTTGGAACTGCAAAGGGTTAGTAAATTACTAGGGTTTAATTCCTGTGTTTGATCAATATAAAAAGGTATTATATGATGGGCTTCTAATTGGGTTGGATTGCTGCAACCACAGCCCATACACCATGGTTGCAACTTAAGATGGGCCTTCCTTGCCTTTGGCCATTTCCCTGATCTGGGGATTCCAAACATAATATTAGGCAAAGGTGGCAAGCAACTTCATGGTTATTTTTAGAACTATAACCCAAGGGATGATTCCAAATTTAACTGGTTCACCTTCAATGGCTGGTTTGTATTCACCAGAAACCATTTCAAGAAGGGTTACAATTTCATCATCTGTAACAGGGTATTCTTGAACTGGTAAATCCATTGCCTCTTTAGTGTGGATTGGAATTTGGGTTGCAGCATAACCTGCAAGATTCCATGCAGCATTTAAAGCAATCTGAACTGGAATGGGTTTACCCCTGATTCTATCTACAATTAGCCCAATGGCTTCAATGGGTAATTCTTGGGGAAATGGCATCAGCATTATTTAGGTTCCTTTGTTTCCAGTGAATCGGAAATCTTTTGTGTTAGGTTTATTAGTTGTGAATTCTGGTTGTGTTGAACATCGACTATCTTTTCAATTCCGGTTTCTAACCTGTCTAGGAATACTAGATGTCGATTGTGAATGGGTAACAAAATATTTGTACCAATCCATCTGCAAGAATTGTAAAGGGCATAGCCAATGGAAACTAAAGCAACCACTGGCAACCCTAACTTTTCAATCAGATTAAACCAATCAGGGGTAAACACTATCTGCCCCTGCGTAGTTTATTTCTAAAGCCTTTGAATCTGCCATCTTTATTTCTAACAGTTATCCCAACTGAATTTACCTTGGCAGAAAATGTTTTACATTCCTTGCAATCTGCATTTGCAGTTAATGCCAAAACCCCAGCTAATAAAAGATTCATGATCACCAGCCTTTCTAAATAAACCAATCCAGTTTTTGAACTGGAAACCCTGCAAAGTTTGACAGGGAAAACACTTCCCCATCTTTGCAAATCCAATCAAATTCTTTTGCTTGTATCCAAAAGCCCCCAGCAGGTTCTTGATAATTTCCTGGGCTTGTTCCATGGCTGCAGCCCCAACTGTTTTGAATCCAGAAAATATCTTTAAATTCTGGGTGGTAAGCCCATCCCAAGCAACTCATTTGATGGCCCCATTGGGTAACCCTTTTATTTAAAATAATTGCAGGGTTACCTTTAATCGGTGGGTTCATTTCCCCACCCCAATTGCTGGCGCAGGTCATAGGGTAACCATTGATAAGGCTGGCCTTTGCATCTTGCCAAGTTTTAATTCTTGCAGCAGTTTGGATTGTGAATTTTTTTGCAGCTAATAACCAATGATCTTTTATTCTGGCTCCATCTGACCATTCCATTTCTGCAGATTCACCCCAAGTGTAAGCACCATCTTGAATTTTTGGCTGGGGTAAATCTTTGGTGTTGGCAGGTAGGGTTCCAAATCTTTGCAGGGCTTCTATTGCTGCACTTCCAAAACTGCCTTCGCCTCTGCCATTCAACCCAGCCAATTCCCTAGATTTGCCATAGGGCAAAAGCCAGAAAGGAACTAAAGGGTTTTCTAACTGGGCTTGCTGATGAACTTCAACAGATTCTAAACACCATAACGCCATACCCAAACCATTGCCCACACAACTGCCAGTTTGCTGGCTAAAGGGTTTAAAATCTTGAATGAATTTATATAGAAGGGCATCAACTGGTTCTTTGTAGGTTCCATCGATTTGAAAAAGTGGCATCCTGCCCTTCACCTGCAAATCAAGTTCAACCATTTCTGGTGTTCTTAACTCTGGTGCAATCCATCCTAGATTATTTGGGGCTGGGGTCATTTAATAGCTATCTCGATTGCCTTGGAAATATCCTTAAATACCACTGCAAATTTAACCCGCATTTCTGCTGTTATTATAACAGATGGATCATCAGGAAATCCAACGAATTGTTGACTTAGCTTATCCCGAATTTCTTTTAAATCAGTAGGGGCTAATACCTTATTGGCTGCAATCTTTGCTGCCCCTAATAAATCCCCAGTGGTTTCAATGGCTGGATCTTTGGCAACTGCAACCAACCCTTTGTAAACCGCTGCAAGCTTTAGAGCTTTGCCCTGCTTGTCATCCTCATTTAAAGCCCTGTATATGGATCTAATTTCCCTTGAAAGTTTGCTGGCTTCTTCGGGGTTGTCTGGTTCTGGTTCGGGGGCTGGTGGGCTTCCTATGATAACTAGGGTTATTGCAGGTTTTGAAGGGTTATCCCCTGCTGCAGTGTATGCCAAAACCCTATACCTGCCCTCGATGGTTGTTGTAACTACACAGGTTTTAGAATCCTTTAATAGTTCCACAGGAAACAGGTTTAAACCTTTATCTAAAACCACCCATTGAACTTGCTTGCCATCAGTTGCAGAAGGTATTGAAATGAATGCGCCTGGCATCCCATGAATTTCAGGTGGCAGGTTTATTTGTTGGGCCAACAATGCAGACAAAATTAAGCTAATCATTTCTTAGATTCCCTTGGTTTCAGTAATTGCTTTTGAATGCTTCTGATTAATCCTCTAATCATTGCAGGTTTTATATCTGATGGCTTTTCAATGATTTCAATAATCAGGAAACCATCAGAGAATATATACAATCCGGTAACTCCGTTATAATGCCAATGGTTATCTTTGCCAAGGCTTACCCCCAACCGATAAGCATCAGATAACACTTTGGTTGAAGTCCACGATTGGTGTAATTGGAAATGAATTACCATTAGCATTCACCCATAGTTACTGTTGGGGCAGGATCACCATGGTCTTCCCCATATTCATCATAATAACCATCATAAAAACCAGTTAAGGTTGTTCCTAGATAAGCATAATTACCATTTTTCTTGAAAACATATGTGTAACCATCTTGGCTTGGATTTAAGTTTTCAAGTGTTTGCCTACCTGCTTGTAGTTTTCGATAACTTGGATCATTGTTTGATGCATAATATAACCCATTAAAACTTGGATTGTTATAACCAGAATTACCAGTTACACAAACATAAGATGTAACAGGGCCAAAAAAGTTCATGTCAATATCTGAATAGGCCATTGAACCTGCTACGGGGGGTATTCCATTTTCATCTACCCATTCCCCAGATGGTGGGATTTCGGAATCTGTCGAATTACTGAACCTTGGATTTTCGTAACCATCCATCATTATCCATTGGCTTGAATCCCAATACACAGAAGGGAAACCAGATTCACTTGTAAAGAATGGTTTGCCATTGAATACCCCAACTTCCATGAAATCCCAAGAAGTGGATGGGCTGTTGCCATCTGTAATGGTAAAGGTTACATAATACACATTTGCAACCTGCACTGCTGAACCAGAATTGTTTGCACCAATGGAAACCACTGCAGTTAAAGAACCATCTGCAGTTGGTTGGGTTGAAAAAGTTACTGTTAATTCTGTTGTGGTTGCGCTGGTAACTGTACCCACTGCACCCAAATTAAAGGTAACTGTATTCTGATTTGCAGTTGCACTAAAACCAGAACCAGCAATAACCAAAGTTGGGGCATTGATTGCCAAGTAATCTGAATTCGGGGTAACTACAATTCCAGCAACCACTGTTGCAACCTGCACTGCAGCCCCTGATGAAAAAGTTCCACCTGTTGTAACAACTGCTGTTAAGTTTCCAAGGCTGGTGGGTTGCGTGGTGAATGTTACAGTTAATTGTGTTGAAGTTGCTGCTGTTACAAAGCCAGTTGCACCCAAATTAAAAGTAACTAGGTTATCAAAAGCATATAATTCAAAATTTGTGCCAGCAATAATTAAGGTTTCTGCATTATCTTCAATTACATCATCATTAAAAGTAACAGTTGAATTGGTTGCAACTGGTTGCACTTCTAATTCTTGATAAATAGTAAATGCCCCTTCAATGCTAAAGATTGCGTGGGGTCTTTTGTTTTTTTTATTTAATGCATTTGGTTGGGAAATAATAATTTTATACATGGAAGATAGCCAAGTAATTCTATCTGCTGGGTAATAGTAATTATAAGCTGGGAAATCGTAATCATCTAAAGCTTTTAACCTTCTGTCAAAATCAGTTGTAATCCTTATAAATGGCAATCCAACATATAAATTATCCCAATTTAAAAAAGTATCAGAATAATTATTTGCAGTAATAGAATCTTGCTGGTGTTTTTTTACTTTATAATTTAAATCACTTGGTATTGATGAAAGATATAAGTGATTCAAAAAACCATTATAAGTTGTATTTATATTTGGTGGGTTCATACATGGGAAAAATTCATTATCATCAGAATCAAAAGCAGGTTTATAAATACCTGATACTTTTGCAAAAGATTCCAAAGGGCCATCTTCTGAATTAACCTGCGGGGCAACATTGGTAAAAATGTTATAAGCATTAAATGGATCAATTTGCAATTTAAATGGATAACCATTGCTGGTAAGGGGTGGGCTGTACCATCTTTTTTTTTCATTGTCATAAGTTAAGGTAACAGTGGTATTTGATAAATCAGATTCTTCTTCTAAAAATCTGTAATTTTCAGTTTCACCTATTCTCCCATATGTCCATTGGTGTTGAACTTCTGCGCCAAAATCAATTTTAATTGGTGTTAATGGAAGCATGAATTGGGAAGTGGTATTGATTTCAAACTCATTTAAATTTTCGGTATCTATTATTACAGTTTGGGAACTTTCTAAATATTCTGTTTGTGCAACTGCGTAAAAGTATTTTTCGCCTGTTAATAAAATTGCTCCAAATATATTAAATCCTATGCTTTCTAACGACCAAACATTATTGTTAAAGACTGGTAAAATATCAACAAAGGTTTTTGCCCATCTAAAATAAGCCCCACCTATAAAAGTTTTGCTTCCTGGTGTATCCCAATCTTCAATTAAAAAAGGTGGGTCAAATTCGCCATCAATAAATTGACCTGTGTAATGGCCATTAGAAATTACTTTAATAGTGGTATTGTTCAAAAATTCAAACGGTGCATTAAATCCTGTAAGATGGACTAATACTTCACTTGGAAAAGTGTTGCTGTAATAGTCAAAAGTGTAATCAGTTAAAAGAAATGTAACATCATAATCAGCAGTATCATAAAAAGAAAAAGTATTAATAATTGCAGGGTTTGCTGCTGGTTGGCTTAAAGATGTTTTGCTAGAACTTGTCGAATCCCATGCGTAAAAAGGATCTTCCTTTTGATTAACACAAGCCATTGTTATACCACTAAAAATAGTATTATTCGGTAGTGTTCCAAATCCTAAAACAACATTTGTATCTACAAAACTAAATCTGGTTACCTCATCATTAGGTACATATCCAATCATATTTGGATTTAATGAATCATAATAATTTTGATCTGCTAAAAATAATGCTCTTTGTGGAAAGTCTAGTACATAACCATATGCATCATAATATTTTGTAACCTCATTAAATGGTTCAACATAGTCTAATTCATAAACTGTATAAGTATTAATCCCATCAGGTAAAGGGTCAGATTGGTTTGCTTTTGAAAACAATACTTTTAAATATTCATTCTGTGGTTTTGCATAATATCCATTTAGAATTGCTGTTGGAATCACTAAATAATTATTAGTAAAATCAAAATGTACTTGGGGATAACTTGCAGGTAATTCAACAGAATCTGCAACCTTTCCCCTTAATTGTAAAGGCATATTTATTCCAGTGCTGTAACTCTGGCTTCAAGGGTTATGTAATCAGCTTGCAAGGTTGCAACATCAGTTTGAAGGGCAACTACATCATCCAAGATTTGTTGAATGTCCACAGCTACAAATTCAATTGCAGTTTCCCCAACATTAACTTTTAAAAAGTATTCACCAGATCCAACCATTGAAGGAAAGTCTGATAAAGAAGTAATTTCTATTGTTCTAAATCCTCTATCACCATTACCATCAACCCCATAAAAAGTATCTGTTGCAGGGCTGGCAGTATCACCAACCAATTTTATCTGAACAAAATTATTGTGGGGGTTTCCCCCTCCTTCTATGCTGTTAGTCGTGGTTACATCAATAGTAGAAAAAACAATTGAAATACCATTAGAACCAACAATGCAAGATTTATAAGCATCTGCTTCTTCTTCGCCATAACTTGCAGGGGTATCAGATAAGGCAATAAAGGTTGTATATTCAGCATCAACAATTGGCCCAAATTCTAAAAAGTTTCCTGTATCATCAACTTTAACAACCCTTCCTTGGTTCCCAGTAAAACTATCTGGACCAACATCTGTTAACCCTATAAATTCCTTTGCAATTATTGCAGAAGCATCTGCATATAATGTTGCAGTTGTAACTTCAATACCTTCGGGGGTTGCATAAACCGAAGTTACAACATCCATTGTTGCATTGAATTCTGGGGGTGGGTTATATACTGGGGGAACAATTAAAACGATTGGAACTTCTGAATCATTGTATGCAACTATAACCCCAAGATGATAGCCTTTTGATATTCTTGGGGCAGGGGAAACAGTTTCATCACCAACATGAAAGGAAATGCAAGTGGTTCCAGAATTTACAATATATCCATCAGCATTAATTAAACCAAAGCTCAAATATCCAGAACTATCATTGCCTGCAACCATTCCAAAAAAAGTAACTGCATCAGGAATCAACCAAGCTTTAATTGTTTCATCATATGTACAATCAATATTTGCAGGATTATAAACCCATACCATCTGGGGATCATTTAAATTTGGGGTTTCAGAATCAATGGGTCTGTTTAAAGATCCATTCTTATTCTTTTTAACCAGCCTTAGAATTTCCTTGGCTGTTTCAAAATCAAATCCTACTGGGGGTGGCATTAAAAGAATCCTAATCCGGGAAGGGTTGAAAAATCTATTTCACCGTAAACATCAGCAGCAGTAAATAAAATGTATTGGGGATCATCATTTACAGGGTTCTTTTTCCCTGCTCCATCTAAATCAATTGGAATTGAAACAACATTTCCCCCGCTGGTTGCCATTACCAATGTACCATCATCTTTCTTAATCCTATATCCCTGATCTCTAATATACATATCCCAGCCAGTAATTTCTGCATCTGTTATTGTTGTGTTGATTTCTATTTCATAGGTCAACCGCCAATATTGATAAGAACCTTCAAGAATTAATTCTGTTCCTATCCCTTTAATTTTTCCGGTTTTGTCTGTAATGGTAAGGGTGCAACCTGTGCCAGTTGAAAAAGTGTTAGTTGCGTTATTAACCTTGCCAATATAGGTTGCTAAATCATAGGCATCAATTGTTGAAACATTGCAACCAATCGTGAACACTGGTCTAAATCTTTCAATGGTTATTGGGGGTACAAAAGGATCACCTGCAGAATTTCTAAGATTGGTTAACACTTCTGGAAATGAAACAAAGGTTACCCTAAAATCTGGGGGTCTTAAGGTTGGATTGGCTTCTCTATCTTCTGGCTTTTGCCCTTGGTTTTGTGTTTCAACATTTGCGGGCGGGCTGCTCCCATTAGCTGCATTTGTGCTTGCATCGGGGTTGCTACTGTATTCAATAACAACTTTCCAAGTTTGCGGGTCATCAGCTTCTGGGTTGATATTTACCGATTGGGCATAACTATCATCATCGCCTGGGTATAAATCACCAATCTGGGGGCAATTGCCATGGTCATAAATTGCATCATAAATTGAAATATCGGATTGTTCTACTGCATCGGTATGAACAATAAAGGATCTGGTAAAAGTGTTTTGATAACTTTTATCTAGGGTTGCTTTTCTTTCATTCCAAAGTTCTTCAAATAAATCTATTGCCATGTTTCCCCCTTAGACTGGCCCGCAGAATGCCAAAACTTGGGCTGGCCTTTGTGCCAAAATTGCTCTGGCTATTGCCTGTTGTGCTTCTAGTTGTTCTTGTTGCAATTGATTTGCCAAAGCCATTAGCTCTTTGATCTCTTGCTGTACATCTTTGTTTTTAGATTGCATATCGATAGTAGCTTTGAAATCTTCTGCGCTGCCTCTGGTTATTGCGCTGGCAAATTTTGGTTCTGCAGAAACTCCCATGGATGATTTAAGCTTTGCTAATGCCCCTGCTGAACCAATTGCAAATGCTTGAAAGCCCTGTTCTGATCCATCAGCCATCAACATATTTAATTTTTCAATTTCATTTTGATAAGTTTGCAATGGGCTTAAATTTTCATCCAAGAATTTCTGCCATCGTGGTGCTTCTTGAATTAATGGCATATCATTTATTTTTGCAAGTTGTGCCTCAATTGATATTCTGGAAGCTTCAATTGCTTCTTCCAAATCTGTCATGAAGCTGCCACCAGTTCCATTAAACCTAGTATCAACAACCTCTTTTATTTGTTCATCCATTTCATCAATATTAGCCATAACTTCATTTTGTAAATCCATTAATTCCATGATTGTAAAAGTATCGATATTATCAACTTGCTTTGGTTTAAATAAATCACCTGCAGCTTTTGCGTCAAGCTCCATATTCTTTTTCATGTTTCCTAAACCATCTGCAATCTTTAGCATTTGTTTTGCACCTGCAACCAAGATTTCAACGAATGGTCTTAATTCAGTTATAAAATCAATTGCAGATTTAACAATTCTTTCTGCAACAATTTCTATTTCTCCTAGCATTTCTTCAACTGTCATTTTTTCCGTAGTTACAACCCATTGTGTTAAAAATGATTCAATCGAATCTAATACCTTTGCAGATATCATGGCAATAACTGCACCAAACTTTTCAAGCATTGGCGCAAATTCTGCAGCCTTATTTGATAAACTTTCAAAAAAGTTATTAATGGAAGTGTTTAAACTTACTAAACCAAAACCCTTTAAAATACTAACCCCAATATTTTGAAATAGAACTTCAATATTATTTGTAACCCTATTCCAAATCCCAGAAAAAGAATTGGCAGAAGCTTCAGCAGCAGCAAGCATGGCTGGCATATTAGCAGCATCGGAAATTGCTTGTGTTGCTTGTGTTACTGTAACTAAACCTTGGGTTACTCTGCGCTTGGCTTCATCAACTGAAACCCCCATTGATTTGGCTAGGGCTTCAAATACTTGAATCCCTTCCTCTGATAGTTTCCCTAGGGCTGCCATGGTTGCCCCACCATCTGCTACCATGTCTGCAATTTTATCTGTGATTAATGCCAATATCTTTTCGGGATTCCCTAAAGCTACACTCAAAGAATTAAAGTTCTTAATCAAACCTTGAATTGCATCAGGTCTAAATTTTAATGCAGCCAATCGGGTTGCAGATTCACCCAATGCAGTAAAGCTTGCGCTTGGGCCTGACTTCATGATGGTTTGCAAACCTGTTGCCAAACCTGCAAAACCTGTCATCGCTGATAATCGCCTATCTAATTCTTGGAACTTTGAACCTGATTCAATTATCTTTGCTCCTAAATCAATAACCCCTGTAACAAGGCTTTTAACTAAAGCCATTGCACCATCAAAAACCTTGGTGAATGCTGCAGTGAAAAAACCAATCCCAAGCATATCAGTTATTTTCATGCCAGTTTTAGGAACTGCTTTTTTCTCTTCTGGCTTTTTAATTCCCAATTTTACTTCTGTATCATTCAATTTCTTTTCAGCTTTTTCTAATGCTGATAATTCCTTGGCAAGCTTTACTGCTGCACCAGAATCAATAGCCATTTGCCTTGCTTGCATATCCAATTTTTTATTTAGTATGTCGGTTTCTGCTGCCATCTTTTTAGCATTCAAAACAAATTCAGCAGTATTTTTATTAACAGGAATTGGGGGTGGTTTAATTGGAATCGGGGGCGGGGGTATAATCCCTTTGGCCTTATTCTCTAAAGCAATTATTTTCTTTTCTTGGGCTTCTAGTTTTTGCATATCCTCATAAAGCTTTTTAGTTGCCCCGCTATCAATGTTCATTTGCCTTGCTTGAAGTTCTAAAGCCTTGGTTGCCATATCGGTTTCAGACTTCAGATTTATTTGGCCTTTAACAAACTCTGCTGTATTGGTATCAACCTTTGCAGGGGGTTCAATTGCTGCAACTGGTTGGTTAATACCTTTAACTTTATCTTCTTGCGCTGCCAAAGCTTTTTCTTGCTCTTCAAGTTTTACCAATTCATCATGCAAAGCCTTGGTTGCACCAGTATCAATATTCATCTGCCTTGCTTGCAAATCTAATTTGCGGGTTGCAATGTCTAATTCGGTTGATAAGGTTTTCTGATTGGCAGCATAACCAATAGCTTGATCATCTAAAGCCAGCATTGCAGCCATTGAAGCTTTATTTTCTAAAGCCAAATTCCTTTGCTTTTGAGTATTCAACTCAATTAATAAAGAATTATTTCTAAAGGCTGCATCATTTTTAAATAGGTTGGTTTCAAGTTCCTTAAATCCTGTGCTTAATTTTGCCTGTTGAAATTCTAATTCTTTTTCATCCTTCAAATAAAGTAGGGTTGCGCCATCAAGCAAAACCAAATTATCAGTTGCAAGCTTAGTTGCCTGTGCTGTTAAATTCATATTCTTTATCAGAATAGAATTACTTACAGCAGCAGCCTGGAGTTCTTGAACTGATTTGGTTTGGTGGTCTAAACTTGTCGTTACATTGTTTGAACTTGTAACCACAATGTTATTAGCTGTTGAAAGCTTATCAGTCTGTTTGGCTGCATTATCTAGGGCAGAAGTAAAACCAGAAAGGTCTGCTGTAACACTTAAACTGGCTCTGCCTAAATTTACATCAGCCATGTTTAACTACCTTTACCTTTTTTCCCATGGTTGCAAATGCT